TAACGCTTCCTCTGGCAATCTAGGTGCTAATGATGTTGGTGTGATTCATGAGTTAGTCCAAAACGATGGAACTTTGACTGTTCTGTTTGCTGGCAACAACAAAATATTTAAACTTGGTACTGCTAATGCAGTTACTGAGTTGACCTATGGTGGTGGCGGTTCTGCTCCTACTATCTCAGCAAGTAACTGGCAGTGTGCATCCTTAAATGGCATTGCATACTTCTTCCAAACTGGTCACGATCCACTTATTTATGACCCTGCCGTAAGTACAACTACTTATCGCAGAGTCTCTGAGAAGTCTGGTTATGTAGCTACAGTTCCTCAAGCCAACATCTGCATTTCAGCATTTGGTCGCTTGTGGGTTGCTAGTACATCTACAGACAAAGTAACAGTTACCTTCTCTGATCTGATTGCAGGTCATGTGTGGGGTGGTGGTACTTCAGGCTCATTAGATGTTTCCCGTGTGTGGCCTAATGGTGCTGATGAAGTCATGGGCTTGGCAGCTCACAATGACTTCTTGTTTATCTTTGGTAAGAAGCAGATTCTTGTTTACTCTGGTGCTTCTACTCCTGCTTCTCTTGTTCTTAGCGACACAGTAGGCTCTATTGGGTGTATCGCAAGGGATACAATTCAAAGTATTGGTACTGACGTTGTTTTCTTGTCAGACTCAGGTGTTCGCTCATTGATGAGGACAATTCAAGAGAAGTCTGCTCCTTTGCGAGACCTATCTAAAAATGTTCGATTTGATTTGGAATCTTCCTTGGCAGGAGAAACACTAGCAAACGTTAAATCTGTTTATTCAGAAAAGAACGCTTTTTATCTGCTTGTTCTACCTGCTACCTTGCAAGTCTACTGTTTTGATACAAAGCAGAGTCTTCAAGATGGTGCTTCCCGTATAACCAAATGGGACAATATTTCACCAACCGCACTAAGATCGTTGCGTAATGGAGACTTATATATTGGAAAGAATGGCTATATTGGTAAGTATGGTGGCTATCTTGATGATGCTTCTACTTATCGATTCCTATACTACACCAACAATGCTGACTTAGGTAATCCTAATCAGATTTCCATTCTGAAGTCTATTACTGCCGTGGTGATTGGTGGCTCTAACCAGTTCCTGACAATCAAGTGGGCTTTTGATTATTCGGGTGCTTATCAGTCTGAGAACGTCTTTATTCCACCTCAAGGCTATTTCGAGTATGGGGTTGGAGAATATGCGGTTGCAGACTACTCAAGTGGCATTCCAATTAAAGCACTAACAAGTAATGCCTCAAGTGCAGGTAAAATCGTACAAACTGGTTACGAAGCCACTATCAATGGCACTCAGTTGTCAATTCAGAAAATTGAACTTCAAGCCAAAGAAGGCAAGATAGGATAAACCATGTCTAATTATTCAAAATCCACGAACTTTGCAACTAAAGATAATCTCTCGCCTGGCAATCCTCTAAAGATTGTTAAAGGTACTGAGATTGATACAGAGTTCAATAATATTGCTACTGCCATAGCAACAAAGACAGATAACTCATCTGCCACGATTACTGGCGGTACGATAAATGGTGCTGTGATCGGTGGAACTTCTGCTGCTGCGGGAACATTTACCAACCTTACTGTTAGTACAGCTGCTACGATTGCCTCTGCCGCCATTAGTGCGGGAACAATCAATGGTGCGGTTATTGGAGGCTCATCTCCCCTAGCAATTACTGGTACAAACATTACTGCAAATACAGGCTTTAGTGGCCCATTGACAGGCGCAGTGACAGGTAACGTAACAGGCAACTTAACGGGTGCTGTTACAGGCAATGTCACAGGTAATGTAACTGGCAACTTGACAGGCAATGTAACTGCGGCTACTGGTACTTCTACATTCAACAATGTGACCATCTCTGGCGCATTGGACATGGATAGCAGTACATCGGCAACCATTACTGGTTTGGCAAGCCCTACAAACGATTCTGATGCGGCTACCAAGGGTTATGTGGATGCACTGGCTCAAGGTATTGATGCAAAAGCCTCTGTTGTTGCGGCTACTACTGCAAATATCACTTTGTCTGGCGCACAAACCATTGATGGCATATCGATTGTTGCAGGTGATCGGGTCTTGGTTAAAGACCAATCTACTGCTTCTAACAATGGTATTTACTTGTGTGCAACAGGTTCTTGGACACGCACAACAGATGCTGACACTTATGCTGAGTTGGTGGCGGCTTTTACCTTTGTTGAAAAAGGTACAACTAACGCTGATTCTGGCTTTATCTGCACAATAGATGCAGGTGGGACATTGGGAAGCACATCTATTACTTGGGCGCAGTTCTCAGGTGCGGGTCAGATTACTGCGGGCGATGGTCTTACAAAGACAGGTAATACTCTTAATGTAGGTACTGCATCCTCTAGCCGTATTGTTGTCAATTCGGACAACATTGACTTGGCTTCTTCTGGTGTAACGCCAGGCACATATCAGTCTGTGACCTTTGATACTTATGGTCGTGCAACGGCAGGAACGAATCCTACGACTATCGCTGGCTATAACATCTCTAATGCTTATACCAAAACTGAGATAGATTCGATCTTTGGTTCAACTACTGCGGCAGCTACTTCTGCATCTAATGCTGCTACCTCTGCTTCCAATGCGGCAACAAGTGCCTCTAATGCTTCAACAAGTGCAAGCAATGCGGCTACTAGCGAAACAAATGCGGCAGCTTCCTATGATGCTTTTGATGACAGATACTTAGGTTCTAAGTCTTCTGCTCCTTCTGTAGATAACGATGGAAATGCTCTGTTAACGGGTGCTTTGTACTGGAACAACTCAGTCAATACTTTGTATGTTTGGACAGGATCGGCTTGGACTCAGGCGGCATTTACTGCTAGTGGCTTTGCTACTTTGACAGGTACAGAAACCCTGACAAACAAAACAATAGCTTTTGGTAGTAACACGCTTACTGATGTAGTAGGAGTTACAGCAACACAAACACTTACAAACAAGACTCTGACAAACCCAACAGTCACAAATTATGTGGAGACTCCATTCACAGCGAATAGTTCTACTGCTATTACGATTGCTCTGACCAACGGCACATTTCAAATCATTACTTTAACAGGCAATGCCACTATCACAATGCCAACGGCCACAGCTGGGAAGTCATTTATTTTGCTTTTGAAGCAAGATGGCACAGGCTCACGCACAGTCACTTGGTCAACAGTTAAATGGCCAGCATCCACTAACCCAACAATCACGGCAACAGCAAGCAAACAAGACATTTTCTCTTTTGTTTCAGATGGAACAAATTGGTATGGTGCAACTGGCGGCCAAAATTACACAGTATGAGGTGACTAATGTTTGCAGCACGAAATGCGATTCTTACGGCAGCGCCAACTTTATTATCTTCAGTTGATTATTTAATTGTTGCTGGCGGTGGCTCTGGCGGTAATGGGTGGGCTGGCGGTGCAGGTGGTGGTGGAGCAGGGGGCTTGCGATCAGGCTCTGCGTCGATCACGCTTGGAACGAGTTACACAATTACAGTTGGCGCTGGCGGTGCGTCTATTGGTTCTGGTACTTCTGGCCCTCGTGGTAATAATGGCTCCAACTCTTCTGCCTTTAGCTTGACTTCAACTGCTGGCGGGGGTGGTGGTGGTTTCAATTCCAATGGTGATTCTGCTGCTGGAGCCTCTGGCGGTTCTGGAGGTGGTGGCCCATTTTTTGGTAATGCGGTTGGTGCTGGCACTTCTGGGCAAGGTAATGCTGGCGGTGGTGGTTCTAATACTGAAGAGGTTGATGCAGGAAGAGGCGGTGGTGGTGGTGGTGGCGCTAGTGCTGTTGGTGTCGATTCTGGTGGCTATTACACATATGGATATACACTAGGCGGCGCTGGTGGCGCTGGTTCTGAATGGCCTGCAAGCTCTGGCACTTACTATGCTGGCGGTGGTGGCGGTGGCGTTAGAATAAATGCATCAATTCCTGGTTCTGGTGGCTTGGGTGGCGGGGGCGCAGGAGCGAAACTTTCAAATAACGCTACAGCAGGGGCCGCCAACACGGGCGGTGGTGGCGGTGGTTCTGGTGGAGATGCAACATCTGGTACATCAGGCGCTGGTGGTTCTGGGGTCGTTATTGTTCGGTATCCTGATTATTATGCGGCAGCTACTTCCACCACAGGTTCGCCAACAATAACTGTGTCTGGTGGTTATCGCACATACAAATGGACTTCATCAGGTTCAATCACATTCTGAGGCACAACATGAGTCATTTTGCAAAAATAGAAGACGGCATCGTTACGCAAGTGATTGTGGCCGAACAGGATGTCATTGATACAGGCTTGTTTGGTACAGGCTGGGTTCAGGTTTCATATAACACTTATGGTGGTCAGCATCCAGAAGGCCGCCCTTTGCGTAAAAACTACCCAGGAATTGGCTACACATACGACTTAGGTCGTGATGCTTTTATTCCACCGCAGCCATTCCCATCATGGACTCTAAACGAAACAACTTGTCTTTGGGAGTCTCCAATACCAAAACCAACTGATGAAGAATTTTATCGTTGGAATGAAGAACAATTATCTTGGATTGAAATGAAATGACAAAAAAAGTAACAAAACACGACCAAGCCTTGCGTGATGTAACTACGCAGACAGGTTTCCCTTGGACTATTACTTGGCCTGATGCGCCACAATAAGGAGTAATCATGGCTGTAACTAATGCGGATATTTTGGGGTGGTTGAATGCTAACCCTGGTGCTAGTCCTGCACTTATCAATCAGACGATGGCAGAGGCTGGTGTAAGTGCTGCTCAGTATCAATCGGCTACGGGTGCGCCTCCTCCTCCAGTAGCACAAGCGGTTGCTCCACAGGGAATGCTTAGTGGCCCTGCTCCTTCAGCACCTTCTGTAAGCAATGCTGACATTTTGGGATGGTTTAACGCTAATCCAAATGCAAGTGATGCTCTGATCGCTAAAACAATGCAAGAGGCAGGGGTTACTCCTACTCGACTAGCAGAGGTAACTGGCGCTCCTGTTGCAGAGGTTGTTAATCGTTTCCAAGCGGCAATTGCTCCTGTAGCTCCTTCTAATCCTGCGGTAACTAATGCTGACATTCTGGGTTGGTTTAACGCTAACCCTAATGCTGATGCAACATTGGTAAACCAAACAATGCAAGCGGCAGGTGTTTC